CAGGAGCAGTTGCACTGATTGAACCTGCAATAAACAGTGTTTGGTTTATAGTATTACATAAAACTTGGAAGAAATTGCGTGAATCAAAAACTTAGTATAGCAAATGAAATGCGGTGCTTGGATCTCAAGGATCGCAACTTCTATGACAGTTTGACCGATGAAGAACGTAAAAAGTATTCAAACTTTCTCATGATACGTTGGAGCAGTGCGGTACAAGGTCCTGCAGAACTGCAAGAATACTATTTGGTTGCATGCAACGAAAGACTCAACAAGCATTTCTTTGATATAAACAAGCATCAAAAACTACAATGGTTATGTGCCACAAGTATTTCGCCAGGCATGGGATCGCACAGACATCAATGGATCTCTCCCAAGAAGAAAGAAAAAGGCAACAACGAAGGCAAGAAAATACTGATGGAACTGTTTCCTGCAATGAAAGCAGATGAGGTAGAACTATTGAGCAAACTGATGACCAACAAAGAACTAAAGGAACACATGCGTGACAGTGGAGTCGCAGACAAAAAGTGAACTGTATAAATGCAAGTACTGCGGTCGTGAGTTTAGAAAAGAAAGCACACTAGCAGTGCATCTTTGTGAGCAAAAACGCAGATTCCAAGAAGAGAAAGAAGTTGGTGTGCAAATTGGATTGCAAAGTTATCTAAAGTTTTACACCATGACACAGGGCAGTGCAAAACTAAAAACCTATGCTGACTTTGCCACATCACCATACTACAAAGCATTTGTGAAATTTGGAAGACACTGTGTTGGCATAAATGCAATCAACGTGCCCAAGTTTGTTGAATGGGTAATCAAAGAAAACAAGAAACTGGATCACTGGTGCAAAGAAGCAGTGTATGACGAATACCTGCGTCAGTATATTCAAAGAGAAGCACTCACTGACGCATTACAACGTGGCATTGAATACAGTATAAAGTGGAGTGAGAAGACAGGACACCCTGCACAGGACTTTTTACGTTATGGAAATGATAACAGTGTAGCATTTGCAATAAGTACTGGAAGAATATCACCGTGGTTGGTATTCAATTGTGAATCAGGACAAGCATACTTGGCAGACATGAATGCAGATCAAACAAAAATAGTATGGCCATGGATTGATCCAGACTTTTGGACAAAGAAATTCAAAGACTATCCAGCAGACCAAGCATACTGTGAAGAAATTCTTAAACAAGCAGGATGGTAATGAAAACACTTTGTTTAGGAAACAATCATTCTCATACCGACGAGATGACATCTGCATTAGGATTGAATCATGGACTAATTACGGACGCTTCAATTGAATTACAAGATGGATATTACCATACAAGTGTAGTTGATTTATCAGTAGGTGAAATACTAGATCTTGCCAAACGTTTTGATAGTGTTGTTGTACTTGATCAGCCCATTGAATTATGGAATCATCCAACTGAATTTCACAACACACACGAAATTGCTTTACAAATTGGTAATAAGGTTTCATGGCAAAACGCCGTTGGAAAAGACCAATTGCAATACTGGAAAAATCTAGTAACAGATAATAAAAGTTTTTGTATATTTCCGTTTATTGAACTGTTGACAATGAATGGACATACAACTGTTTGTTGCAGAAGCAATACTCCTATAGTAGATATAAACAAGTTAGAAAACTTTTCTACAAATAGTGCATACCAGAAGATACGTCAATCAATGATTGATGGCAAGTTGCTACCCGAGCATTGCAATGAATGTTATAAAATAGAAGACAAAGGCATACAGTCTGCTAGACAGGAAGAAACAGTTGAATGGGCATTAAAACTGAACTTAAGATCAATTGATGACTTGAAAACAATCACTGATCCGGTGTACTATGAAGTTCGACCAAGTAATACTTGCAATTTAATGTGTAGAATGTGCGGTCCACGGTATAGTAGTCTCATTGAACGTGAACAGAAAGATCTAGGAATAATACCTAAAGAATACACAGAATCATTTAGTGATTTTAATATTGTGCAAATAGAGAATATTGTAAAGTTGTATGTTGCAGGTGGAGAACCTACTGCAATGCCTGAATTTTATGATTTCGTACGTAAATGTGTCAGACGTAAATACACTGATTTTGAATTTGTTGTTAATACAAATGGAATGAAAGCGTCAACACTATTACTCGAACTTGGATCACATTTTCAAAATTTGCAGTATATCATAAGCATCGACGGTTATAAAAAACACAATGACTATGCTCGTTGGCGTAGCAATTGGGAAACAGTTATTGAAAATGCACACAAGCTCAAAAACAATGGACACAAAATACATTTCAACACCACAGTAAGTTTATATACTATTTTTGATTATACTGATCTTATAGAATTTCTTGACAAAGAGTTTCCAGGATGTCTAATACACGGACAGTTTGCAGATAACATTTGGCCTTTTGTTTTTGACTATTCTTCAGAACAAATTTTTAAATTAGAAAGAATTAAGCATACGAACATATATAAAAACAATAAACTTTTTGAAAGTTTTATCAATGGTGTAATAAATCTTGCTAGATCAAGCAAGTTAGATCAACCTAGATTAAGTAAATTTTTTAGTTATAATGATCGACTTGACAGAGCAAGAACCAGTCGCTTACATGACTATATACCTGAACTAGAACAACTTAGAATTCAGGTTGACAATCCAGGAGATTTATAGTATTATGTTTTATACAGAAAAGATTACAATAACCGTACCTGCAAAGGAGAAGAAAATGGGATTAACAAGACCTAAATCAACACAACTTGAAAAGCCAAAGAAGAAAGATGATCCACATTTTTGGGTCAGTCTTGTAAAAAGTGGAATCAGAATAGCGGCATGTTACATGCTTTTTATTGGCAGTATTGAAATGGCCGCAGTTACACTTGCTATAGCAGAATTTGCAGGAATAGGTGAAGAACTAGTATAATGAGTGCTGATGTAGACATTGACTTTGCTGATAGGCAACATGTAATGGATCTAATCAAATGTACTCCTGCTAGACAAAATGCAGAAGGACGTAAGCACAACAGTGGTGTTTATGTTACGCCAATACCAGTTGATGCACCAAATGGCTGTGCAAGTATTGACTATGAATATGCTGAACAACGCGGCTATTTTAAACTAGACTTACTTAACCAAAGTGTATACACACTGATACGTGACCAAGCACACTATGATAGTATGTTGGCAAAAGAAACCGACTGGACTAAACTGCAAGACAAACAGTTTTGTGAACGTATAGTACATATCGGTAACTATCATGAACTAATAGTTGCAATGCAACCAGATAGTATACAACGTATGGCTGCATTTATTAGTATAATACGTCCAGGTAAAGCACACCTACAACGTAAAACGTGGGAGGATGTATTTGCAACTGTGTGGGATGGTGATGATAGTGCTGGTTTTGTGTTTAAGAAATCACATGCAGTAAGTTATGCACGTCTTGTTGCACTGCACATCAATCTACTCTGCGAACAAGTGTAATACTGCGTCGTTTAATTTTCTTACGTGAAAGTTCTTGTAAGCTCGTCGCAGGTCCTAAAATAATATCTAAATCTTTGTTGATAAACGTTTTGAGATAAGGTCTGAACTGTTCCCAATCGTTTTTGAGAAATATGTTAATAGGTATACTACGGTTTGATTCCCACCACCACTGGTTTGCAAGCTCTAAGAATTCACGTTTTTGTTCTTCATGAACAATGCCTCCAAAGTCGTAAATGGTGGTTATTTGATCATCTCTATTTTGTATAACACCAACATATTCATTACTTGCATACGTGCAAAATGTAATGAACGGATATCGTTCTGCAATCTTTTCGAATAGCTCTACGCCCATAAATACCTTGTAATTGGAGTTAAATTTAATGTATTCTACACCCGTCTATTTATATCAGCAAAAGCAGCAGGTACTATTACCTGCTACGGACGGTTCTTACTTTCAAAGGAGATGGCAACCAGTGTATGCTAAAAAATTAAAAGTCAACAGAGGAGTTGACAACGTTATACTGTTTGAGTTTATCAATCAAGATCAAAAACCTGTAAACATCACAGGTAGCACAATAACATTTAGGATGATGAGTACAAATGGCGATGAATTACTCATAGCAGAAGATCTTGTGCATTTAAGCAGTGCATTTGGAAGGGCTAAAGTTACACTTTCAAGTGAAAAACTGGATCTAATTGAAGAGCAAACTGCCACCTACAGTTTAGAACGTGCAAGTGGTAATTTATATGAAGCTGTGTTTACTGACGCATACAGTGCTGGCAGAGGACAAGTTGAAATAGTAGACAGTGTGTACCCAGACTTTGTTGATAGTAAAATACTTGAACTTCCAGAACCAATGATAAAAAGAGGTGCAGCAAACCAAGATCGAAACTACACCAGTATGGCATACACTGCTAACAATACACTCACTACATTTCAATTGGACTTTGATAATTTTACTGGAAATGTTATAGCACAAGGCAGTGACACACAAATTGGTCCTGATTGGTATGATATTGGATCGCAAACTGTTTATGCAAATCAAAATACACGAAGTTATATCAACATTGATGGTCGACACAATTGGATACGTTTTCAACTCAATCAATATGGACTATCTGCAGATGGTGTTGCAACAGTACAAAACGGATCAGTAACTGCCATAACATCTGCTGGCGGGTCAGAATGGTTTGGAGCAGGCACTCCCAACGTTGATATAGTAGGAAATCCAGGAGGCACTGGAGCAACTGCTACTGCAACGAAAACTGGCAATTCGGTGGGCGAGATCACAGTCACCAATGGCGGACAAGGATATTTAGAAGTACCAACAGTTAAAATTAATAACGGCAGTATTACACAAATCCTCTATAGATAGATAACCAAAACACTTGATCAATTATATAAATTATGCTAATATACTAGCATAATGATAGATATCTTAAGTTACATTCCGCAGAAGCGTAAAAATACAAGTTCTGGTTGGGTAAGTTTTAATGCACCTTGTTGTGTACACAAAGGCGAATCACAGGACAAACGTCTGCGTGGTGGTATAAAACAAGCAGATGATGACTGGAGTTATCACTGTTTCAACTGTGGCTTTACTGCAAGTTTTACTGCAGGGCGAAGTGTTGGTTACAAAGCACGTAAGTTGCTTGAATGGCTAGGTGTTGATCCAACTGACGTTGAAAGACTGAACTTAGAAAGTTTAAAACGTAAAAGTTTATTAGACTTAACTGCTGAACGTAATACAATCAAACAAAAGCAAATTGACTTTGAAGAACAAGAAATACCCACAGGTGTAGAACGCATAGATGAAAACAGTAAAGAGCACCTTCACTATGTTGAATACCTAACAAAACGTGGCATGGTATTTGGCTATCCGTTTCTAGTAGATAAAAAACGAGGACCAAGAGATAGAATTGTTATACCATACACATACAAGAACAGGATAGTAGGACATACATCACGTTACTTGGACAATCGTACGCCAAAGTTTATAAACAGTCAGCAACCAGGGTATGTGTTTGGATATGATTTACAAAAGTCAGACTGGACCACGGCTATAGTTGTTGAGGGTATATTTGATGCACTAAGTATATCTGGATTAGCATGTATGCATGAAACCATAAGCAAAGATCAAGCACAGTTGCTAAAGCAGTTGAAACGCAGGATTATAGTAGTACCTGATCAGGACCGTGCAGGATTAAGTATAATTGATGCCGCAGTAGAACACAAGTTTGAAGTTAGTATACCAGAGTGGCCTGAAGACGTAAAAGATGTAAACGATGCAGTAGTGCGTTTTGGTGTAGCACAAACACTACAACAAATACATCAGTGTGCAGAACGTAGTAAAATAAAAATTGAAATGGCACGTAAACGCCTAGCGAGGATAGTATGATAGAATATACATATGATGTACAGAAATTGTTCTTAGAAATGATGATGCATGATGCACAAAGTTTCTTAAGAGTACAGAATATTTTTAATGAAGAAAACTTTGACAGAGACTTAAGGGAAACTGCAAAGTTTATCTATGATCATGCTAACGAGCATAAAACACTTCCTGACAGAGCACAGATTAAAGCAGTTACAAACATTGAACTGTTGGAGATTCCAGACTTAAACAGTGGACACACTGATTGGTTCTTAGAAACATTTGAGGCATTTACTAGACGTGTTGAACTAGAACGTGCAATACTTAAAAGTGCAGACTTGTTGGAGAAAGGTGAGTATTCACCAGTTGAGAAACTGATTAAGGATGCAGTGCAAATAAGTTTGACAAAGGATCTGGGTACAGATTATTTTGAAGATCCTCGTGCAAGACTTGCGGCACTGAAAGACAACAACGGACAGAATAGTACTGGTTGGCCCAAGTTGGACAAACTGTTATATGGTGGCTTCAACAGAGGTGAACTACAGATATTTGCTGGTGGTTCAGGATCAGGTAAGAGTTTGTTTATGCAAAACTTGGCAGTGAACTGGATGGAAGCAGGACTGAGCGGAGTGTATATTACACTTGAATTAAGTGAAGGATTGACTGCTATGCGTGTTGATAGTATGTTGACAAATACTCCTAGCAAACAGTTGTTCAAAGACATTGAAACTGTTGAAATGAAAGTGAAGATGATGGGCAAGAAAGCAGGTGGCTTGCAGATAAAGTACATGCCTGCACAAAGCACAGTAAACGACATAAGAGCATTTGTAAAAGAACTTAGCATAAAGCAAGGCAAAAACATAGACTTTATGTGTATTGACTATTTGGATTTGCTTATGCCAGTTAGTGCTAAAGTATCGCCAAATGATTTGTTTGTTAAGGACAAGTATGTTTCAGAAGAACTGCGTAACCTAGCAAGAGAACTTAACATACTGTTTGTTACTGCTTCACAGTTGAACAGAAGTGCAGTTGAAGAAGTAGAGTTTGATCATTCGCACATAAGTGGTGGTATCAGTAAGATCAATACTGCAGA